GATTGAAAGACAAGATATAGAAAAGTTACATCAAGAAATTATCGGCATTGATAATACAAAATGTCGCTATTGTTGTGAAATTAAACCAAATACCAGATTTCGCACCAATAGAGTTAAATGCAAAGACTGTGAACGAGACCATCCCGAAACCAAATTTATAAGAAGTATACGTTCAAGAATACATGTTGGACTAACTCGTACTACTAAGAAATCTAAACATACAATAGAATATCTTGGTTGTACTATGGAGGAATATTTCAAGTGGATAATGACCTACTCCGCTGAATATACTTTGCAAAATTATGGAAAAGAATGGCACATCGACCACGTTATACCTATATCTAAATTTGATTTATTTGATTTAGAACAACAGTTATTTGCATTTAATTGGATGAATACAATGCCGCTATCTTGTAGAGAAAACTTACAAAAAGGTAATAAAATAATATCATCACAGGTATTAGAGCACTTTGAAAAAATAAAAAAATACCACATTGACAATAATTTAGAAGTTCCAACTGAATACATTGATTTATATGCAACACACCTTGATGATCGGGAATTTCCTAAAGATATCACTACCACCCTGTAATGGAAACGTTATAAGGGGACCACGGTTAATAGCCGTACCCAATGGTAAACAATGTGATATATGATAGTTTTGGGGGATAAAACTTGAAATGGATGATCCGCAGCGTTACTGTCTAAGTCCGTTATGATAGGATATGGCAGGCGTTCAGAGACTGAACGGGTGTGGGTGAGTAATGAGAGATTAACCATCTTGAACTTGCTTAAGATACAGTCCGCCATCTATGGAAACATAGATGATTATTGATAGCACTGCATAGTATGCAGTGTGCGTCGATGGAGATGAGATGAATATGCATATGGCCCAGAATGTACTGGCAGAAACAGAGTTAAGACACTTAGCAGCAATCCCGTATCAGATGATCAGCCCATCGGGAAATGCTCCAATTATTGGTATATACCAAGATTCATTATTGGGTTCGTATCGTTTAACCCGCCCAAATATAAGCTTTACGCCGCGTGATGCAATGAATTTACTAATGATGTTCCCGAAAGTGAACGTAAATACATTGCGTGATGCTACGTCAAGTGGAAAGATATCCAATTTTGATATAATATCACAAATATTACCCCCACTAACAATGAAATATAAGACAAAGCTGTTTGATGAAGATGAAGATTATGCCACATCAAACAATGTCCTAGAAATAAGAAACGGTCAATATATTCGCGGGCAAATAGAGAAGTCCGTTTTAGGCTCGGCAAGCAAGGGTATTATTCACCGCGCATACAATGATTTCGGAAATACACAAGCGTGCGACTTTATTGATGATATGCAAAACATTGTTACCGAATATATGAAATCAAGTTCTTTCAGTGTCGGTATCAGTGATTTGGTCGCGAACCGCCAAACACAGGACAGTATTATCCAAGAAATCGCCAAACAAAAACAGGAGGTACAGTCATTAATTGAACGTGTGCATCTCGGAACCTTTGAGAACAACACGTCTGCGACAAATTATGCTGAGTTTGAAACCAGCGTCAATAATATTCTGAATGAGGCAACCAATCAAGCCGGTAAAATCAGTCGTAAATCTCTCGGTAAAGATAACCGTTTCCTTATGATTGTAAATTCTGGTTCAAAGGGTTCGCTAATCAACATCTCCCAGATGATTTCTTGTTTGGGACAGACGAATATTGACGGACAGCGTATTCAATATGGATTTGACGACAGAACCCTTCCTCATTTCAATAAATTTGACGATTCCCCCGGCGCACGTGGGTTTATTGAAAACTCTTATATTTCTGGGCTAACTGCTCCCGAACTCTTCTTCCACGCAATGGGTGGTCGTATTGGTTTGATTGATACTGCTGTAAAGACTTCGCAGACTGGTTATATTCAGCGTAGACTAATTAAGGGGTTAGAAGACCTCAAAGTAGAATACGATATGACTGTTAGAAATAATATGGGTAAGATAGTTCAGTTCGCATACGGTGATGATGGTTTTGAATCCACCAAAGTAGAAAATCAAATTATCCCTTTGGTCGGAATGAGCACAGAAGAAGTCTACCTGCATTACGATATGATCGGTGTAAATGACCAAACATCGGAGACAATCAATGTTTATAGCAAAGGAGCTTCTACTCGTGCAAAGAAACAGCGTCCAGATACAAAGGCGCGGTGTGCAAAATATATTGAAAAGCTACTAGCTGCTCGCGACGCAATTGTTAAATCAGTGTTTCACCATAAGAATGACAATGGTGTTAGATTACCAGTTGCGTTCCAGAGTGCCATTGCAAATATTCAAGGACAGTTATACCTGAACTCATCTACAATAGTGGATATCACCCCACTAGAAGCATTTGACTTAATAGAAGAATATTTCAATAAGTTGACGAAGATGACGTTTGTGAAACCAACCGAACTATTTGAAACGATGTATTTCTTCTATTTAACACCCAAGGATTTGCTAGTCAATAAGCGGTTTCATCGTGCAGCACTCGTGCTGTTGTTAGAGACAATCATATTGAAATATAAGCAAGCTATTGTTCACCCAGGTGAAATGGTAGGTGTCATTGCAGGTCAATCAATTGGTGAACCAACTACCCAACTGACACTCAACACATTCCATTTGTCTGGTGTTGCTAGTAAATCCAATGTTACTCGCGGCGTGCCCAGGATTGAGGAAATCTTACGTCTTACTAAGAACCCAAAGAACCCTTCATTGACTGTCCATATGCACGAGTTAGATGAACAAGATAAAGATCGGGCAACCCATTTCGCGAATATGTTAGAACATACTCGTTTGGTTGATGTAGTGAAATCCGTGCAGATTTGCTTTGACCCATCTGACAAATCTACAAACATATTGGAAGACAAAGTGTTACTAGAACAGTACTACGAGTTTGAGAATATGGTGAAGGAATGTATGGAAGATGAGAGTGCTGGGTCAACCCAAGCCAAATCCAAGTGGATTATTCGCATAGAGATGAATACGGAAACAATGTTAGAAAAGAATATTACAATGGACGATGTGCATTTTGCGATTAAATCTAGTCACGGTGAAGATATCTCGTGTGTATATGCAGATTATAATGCAAACAACTTGGTATTCCGTATTCGTTTGAACGAGAAGATTATGAACAAAGGCAAAAAAGTCCGTGGCGTTCCGAATGCACTTGATCAATCCGACGATATCTATATGTTACGAAACTTTCAAGAGAACTTATTGAATAATATTGTCCTTCGTGGCATAAACGGTATTACAAACGTCTTACCGCGTATGCTGAAAAACAATGTTATCAAGGAAGACGGCAAATATATTCGTAAGGACGTTTGGATTATGGATACGACAGGTTCTAATTTGATGGAAGTGTTAGCACTAGACTTCATTGATGCAAACCGAACATTCTGCAATGATATTCACGAAACATATAGGGTGTTGGGCATTGAGGCCGCGCGCCAAGTGTTATACAATGAATTGGTAGAAGTGATGGAGTTTGCAGATGTATATATCAACTACCACCATCTCAGTCTCCTTTGTGATAGAATGACATCAACTGAGAATATGGTTGCCATATTCCGCTCTGGTATCCTAAATGATAACATTGGTCCTATCGCCAAATCAACGTTTGAAGTGCACACCGAAGTTCTATTGAATGCGTCCAGACACGCCGACTTTGACCATATGCGAGGTGTATCTGCGAACGTAATGATGGGACAAATGGGTGTGTTCGGTACGGGGTCATTCCAGGTGGTTCTTGATATGGACCAAATGAAGAACCTAGAAGCCCTAGACGTAAGCACAAAGAATAGCAGACAAGAAGTTGAAAAAACCCTATGTGCAGCATCAGATCCTACCGATGCGTGTTCATTGAATAATATAGTTATTCGTAATAGTATAGAAACATTAAAGACGCATAATACCAACGCGTGTGATGACGATGGATATGATGCGGGGTTCTAAGCAAAATAAAACAAATAATATAATTTAATCATCCTAACAGAATAAATTATAAATCTTTTTTATGTGCAAAGCAAAACAGCATAAAGATGTAACGACATACACAATATAATCATATGGAAAATAACAGTGATGATATGATAATTGTATCTGTATCTGTATCTGTATCTGAGGAAGAAGATATTGATATGTTAATTCGTCGTGCAAATAACAGGATTGATATGATAATTGAGTACGAGGACGACAAAGAAGAGAGAGACGTCAAAGTCTTTGAAGAAAAAGAAAACTCGGTTATTGTTATTATACCATCGCATTGTTCGCGAATTATTGAAGAATATTATATGAAATTTGAGAAACCGCCGACTATTTATATTGGGAAAAGATTAGTAAAGGATTATGAACAATTGCCATATGAGAATAGTTACGAGGACGATGAAGATTTTGGGAGAATATGTTTATTTCCGCAAGCAAAATATGAATTTATGTTCTAGACCGACAAAACTATATAAAAAGAGCACAGCGTTATATTGTGGGGTGGGGGAAAATAAATCCGGGTTTAGCTCAGTTGGTAGAGCAATAGACTGTAGTTGTTTTTTACGATAGGTATCTATTTGTCATCGGTTCGATTCCGATAACCCGGACAGGAATTCATAATTAACAAAATGATAACATAACAATATTTTATCATTTACAATAATGAATATACCTACACGTCTATTTTAAGCGTGTGTGTGTTCAAATATGTATCAAAATTTAGATTATTTTCAGCAAACGTTGGATTATCAATCATCTTATCAAACCCTTTCAATTCCATTAATTTGCACATAGGGTCAATCATGTGATATTCTGGTATATCAATACCATACGCTGGACTACGAATACAGTAGTAAGAGTCGAGCTTTGCGTTTCCACTAAGAACAACCCAGTTAACTGATAGACCCAGAGTATCCAATGAGTTGTTTGCGAATAATAATATAGGTAAACCAAAATGGTCAGCCACTGCCCAAAGGTCTAGGTTGGTAATAAAGTATTCTTCGCTCATAATTAAATCCTCAAATTTCATTTGGCTGTTTTTGACCTTCTCTATCATAGCGCGTTTAGCTGGGTGGGTTTGTAGTATTTGGAAGATCTTTGCTTGATATGTTGGTAAATACATACTATATTTTTGCCACAACGCCTGTTTTATAAGGCGTGTAGAAACTTGCTGTTTTAGACGCTTGTTTAGAATATTAACAAGTACGTGATAGGTACAGTTTATTGTATTATTAAATATGATTTCCTTACATTTTTGTGGGAAAACCCGGGGCCAATAACTTTGACCATTTCCTATAACCGATCGTTTTGTTTCTAGTATACATTCTGTGTTATATATGATATTGCTGTCATCTACGATTGCAACCTTATTTTGTTGTTCAATTGTGACTATTGTTGAATACGGTTGACTGATAGATGGATCCGCTGTATCAAACGTGACGTTCTTAACATATTCGCTAGCCTGAATGGGTATTAGATTATCCAGATAATCGCCGTCTAATGTGGTTTGTAACATTAATAACTCATTCTCATTCAGCTTGTACTCTGAGTTACCGACATTTAGATAACGCTTTGGTTCAAGGACGAATAGTCGCACCTGCTTATATCTTAGTAACTCATCTGCAACGCGTTTAAAATATATAATACTATTGTCTTTTGCAGTAATCAAGTTGGTTTTAGGAATAACTATTTTGCAAGATACTCCGTCATCAGCAACCAAACAATATTGTTTTTTTGTATAAAGTGCTTCCACATCAGAAATGTCCTTTAAATTCGTTAAAACCGATGGCTTATAATTAGCAAATGAAACATGCTGTCTTAATAACCCACGGATTAGCCATTCTATCTTATTAACAACAACACTATATGTAAAGTGAGAGGCATTATTAATAGAAGAGACAATACGTTGACGTGTTTCATAGTTTGATGGTTGCCCGAGTGCTATGCGTAGAACAGTTCGGAATGCGGAATAGAATTGCCCTTCTAGTTTAATATTATGAATGGTCTCTAATCTGACTTTATCCTCGGTTCGGTTTGTTGCCAACTGTTTATCTGTTTTCGTATATCCACTACTTGCGTATCCAGTAGTATGTATTACATCAATACCATCTTCTATGTTTGATGTAGGTGGGTCTATTTGCACAAACTGGTTAGTCTCAGTTAATATACCAACAATCATTTCGTCTTCAATTACTTTCAATATGGGTCTGCATAAAATGGTTTGATTTGAGGTGTTATGGATTTGAGAAAGCATATCTCGTGTAGTAGAATAATCGGCCCATTTAATATCATCTGTATATTTTACTTTAACGTCTGGTAATATAGCCGAAGGAAAGGACGGAATAAATACCGACCATTCTCTTGATGAGTCATCATTTACCAGAAATCCGATTACCTTTCTACGATAATTTACAATTTGAAATTGAATGATATATCCATATGTTTTCAACAAGGTAGATAATTTACTTGCAATAATATTGGTTTGGTAATTATATACTTTTGGTAGACTTGGGCGAGGCTTGCAATATTTCCCAATAGTATTTTGAATGATCTTCAACACGCGCTTTATTACTGGTGTAGCAGTTTGCTCTACAAATGTTTCCTTTGAACGGACAACTTTTCCGCGTGGGTCAGTCTCGTCTTCTATTATCTCATATAGATATACTGGTTCATAAAACACGTCGTGTTTTAATATGATAACGGTTTCACGACTAGCATCATACATAGTTAATGCATGGGAATTCGTAGGACATATTAGTTCAACATTGTCTGTAATATCATTATCTTGAATTTCTAAGAGGATTAGGTTTAATCCGGTAGGAAACAGCTTACTGTTTACAGAAGTTACAATATCCCATATATACGTATGGTCTATTAGTGCATCATCATCTCTTAAATATTCTAAGAAACGTTCAAACGAGGAAACAGTATCCTCATAAAAGTTCATTTGAGCATCGTCTGTGGGTGTCAAGCTTTTATAGAATTGCGTATCTTCATATTTGGTTAAAATATCCTTATCTAGTCTGCGTCTCTTTGGTTGAAATAGTGCGACGAGGGAACCATTTTGATATTGAAGATACATATCTAGTGTAATAGACCCCACTAGTATTTCACGCATTGTTTTAATTGAAGGAACCGGTTGTTTATTCTCCTTGTACTTGTTTACAGATGCATATATATCAGCAATGCAACCAATAAATGATTGATGTTGATTACTCTCCACGCCGTATCGTAAAAAGGTTTTTTTATTAGACTTGATAAATGCAGAACTTTTTTTACTCAGTACATCAGTGTAGTTAATATCCAGGAATAGTAGAACAGAAGGTGGTAAAAAGCCCCATCTTTGCTTTGGCACAGGAAATTTATCAAACCCAACAATATAAAAATTGTTTTGTTCGGAAATATCCTCCTTCTTTTTTTTCATATTATCTGTTACTCCCTGTTCTCCAACTGGAACATCAATATCATCATCTGTAATGCCCATTTCTTCACGCGCCCCTTTCAATTGTTCAGAGTTCCAACCTTTACCAAAACAGCAAGGTACACCGTGCGTGGGGTGAGCACCAAGTACTAGTCCTGGGTTATTCTCCTTATAGGATCCATCATCTTTTTTGTGGTATTTTCCAGTAAACTCGTGGATATCTTCTTTTGCGCATTTAGTGGGGTCCTTTGCATCTTTTTCGGTAAGGGGCATATTTGTTCTATTACACCAGAACCTTGGACATATCAACCAGTGTTGATCTGTTTTATCAGTACTATGTCCATACCTCAACGCATATCCATATGCATCACGGTTGTTTTCGTCAATCGCTTCTTTTTCTTTATTTGTCAATATAATCGGTTGGCGGTTTACGTTTGCTGGACAGACCCTTGAATATGCTTTATATTTACCGACTTTTCTAACCAGGATAAGCTCAGGTTCTCTATCAAGCAATCTTCTATAAAATGGATTTTCGTTTTTCTTTTCTTTGGCAACAACCGCTTTTGTTTTTGCCCCACCCGCCACCTCTTCATCTGATCCCTCCTCTTCATCTGATCCCACTTCTGCCTCTTCATCAGATCCCACTTCTGCATCTTCATCAGATCCCACTTCTGCATCTTCATCGGATCCCACTTCCGCATCTTCATCGGATCCCACTTCCGCATCTTCATCGGATCCCACTTCCGCATCTTCATCGGATCCCACTTCTGCATCATCTTCATCGGATCCCTCCTCATCTTCATCTTCATCGTCATCAAAAAATATGACATTACGTATATTCTCAACCGGATCACTATCTACTTTCTCAGATATAACTGGTGTTGTCTTTTGCGGTTTATCCGCGAGTATACCTAGGTCTTGTATAAGTTGATTATCTGCTTCGTCTAATTCTTCTTCTTCTTCCTCAAAATCTTCATCTTCATCATCACCGAAAAATATAACATTCCGGTCACTCTGAATGACATTATCAATATCTAGTGCGCCAGACGTCACTTGCGTTCCATCTTGCATCTTAACCACGGGTATAATCAGGTCGTGTTTATTCATTAAGATTGATCTGCGTTTGTCTGTACATAGTCGTTTAATATCATCTGCTGGAACCGCGGTGCTTGTCGGGTTCAACATTATACGACAGAAGCTATCCATGTATATATCCAACACTCTTACATAGCCAATGTTATCTATATCAGTAATAGTTACAACCAGTTTATTATCCGCTTTTAAATATTGCATTCCGGCGTTGAACCCATTATTCTGTAATATTTCAAACGACTTGTTCACATATCGTCCATTGATTTTATTAAACCCATTTAAATAATTCGTAAATTCAATTACTGCTTGTTCGGCCGATAGATTAAAGTTCAATATCAATGCAT